GTAAGTGTGTGTTCTTGTTATCGCGTCCCCGCTTGCCGTTTCTTTCTCCCCGTCACCCCAAAATATTGTTACCAACTTATCTGATGTTAGTGTGATGGACGGCTCGTCCGTGGCCGTGTCGGAAACTTCAAATTTCAATACTCGTTTAACCGGTTCCGGTTCAATTAACTTTAAAGTGAATTCGCCAACGTTCGTTCCTTTCGTCCAACGGTTGTTAACGTCCGCTCTACCACTTTGATAGACTTCATAAACCAGCATCTTATCTTCGCCGGTATCTATCATTAACCTTTGAGTTCCAGCCTTAGCCAGTTCCCGAAAAAAAGAATTAGCTCGCTGAATTGTGTTAACCTTATCAGGCCCGGCTATAAAACACTCAAGGGTTATCTCTCTACTCTCATAACGCGGGGCAGATAAATCCACCACCTTGCCATGATAACCATCCCAGTCCATCTCTTTGGGTTCTTTAATATTAAGCCCATCAATAAGACCACGCCCCCGGGAAACATAAACCCCGAAATCTTTAAAATTTGTGCCGTTCAAATAGTATATCATAGTCCTTTAGCTTTTAAGGGGTCGGAATTGCTTTTCTTATTCATTGAACTCAAAATATTTTCAATAGTCTCAAGTCTTGAGAGATTGGCGGTATTAGCCGCAATGGCAGCCTGATACCTTACCGATTCATTCATAATGCTAAGGCTTTCCGCCTGATTAATTCTGATAGCATTCATTTGGCCCCCTATTAAAGATGCGGTTTCCTCTGTCACGCCTTTCACGGCCCCGGTCAGTGGGTCTTCAGATGCACTTCCATCAAACAATGAGAAACCATACTTCTCACCCTGCTTTTGAGCTTCTTCCAGGGCTTTGCTATATTCATCCTGAGCCTGTGAAGTCTTTTCAAACATCCTTGCAAAATCATCCATCCATGACTGGTCACCTCCTGCCCCGTAGCTGGATTCCATTTCTTTTTGAAGCTGGTCAAATGTGTTCCCAAATACCTGTTGGAATATCATTTTTGACAGAAGGTCTTCGAGTGTCTTCTCAACACTCTCCCCGAACTCTGCAGCGGCATCGGTTCCATCCTCAAATGCAGATACAAGAGCATTCCTTAAGTCATCTCCCAAGCCTCCTGCAAGGTCAGATATTACACTTCTTATTTGTTCTTGTGCAGCCTCCATCTGCTCCGTCCAGTCAACCGCTGTTTGCAACAGTTCCTTTGTTTCATCATTTAAAATGTCTTCGCTAAGGATAGCCCTTGCAAGTTCTAAATTCAGGTTCCCGGCCTCATCCGTTAAATCAGTGTATGTATCCAGCAGATTTCCCCACTTTGTTTCAGACTTGTTACCGCCACCAAAAATCGACGCTATTGCATTCCCAGCATTTTCAATGATATTACCGGAAGTCAGAGAATCTGCGGCAAGCTTTCCCAGGTCAAGAGATGTTTCAACACCTATTTTTACTTGTCCCTTCCTTGAGAGGTCAGACAATGTATCTCTATACTCTTCAGAAGCATTGTTTAACGCTTCAATACCTCCCCTTAATTTCCCTTCATAATCAGTTGTAAAGACATTATCTGCCAGTTCGCTTTGAAGCCTTAACTGTTCATTAAGTGATAAGATATATTGGTTCTGAATTGAGTTGATTGACTGATAAAATGAACGTTCCGCCTGTTCCCGCTTCTTCGTCTCGCTTACAATCTTTGTGATTGAATTTGTGATACTACTTGTCACCGTGGCGGCAACAGTAAGATAATCTCCCGTTGCGGCTGCTTTAAGAGCGTTACCCATCTGTCCAACAGCATCGGCCATTGACATCATTGCATCCCCCAGCTCCTTGTCAATCTGCCCCACTGAAGAGGCTATGTCTTGAAATGTATATGCTACCTGGATAGCGTTGTTTCCAAACTTATCTATCCGTTGAAAATCAAAAGCTGACTGCAAAGCTTTTCCGGCCTCTTCCCACTTCTGTTTGTAAGAGTCCAGATTTGCAAGGTCTGTGCTATCAGGCGCGGGAACATCTCCCACGCTTGAAATTCCTTTGCCTTTTAAAGGCGTAGTGATTCCTTTCCCGGTCAAATCAATGTTTTCAGCAGTTGCAGCCTGATAAATTGCTACTTTTGCAGATACATTATTTCTGAATGCTTCAAGCTGCTTAATAAGGTACTGTTCGTAATCTTCACCTTGCTTTAAGAGGTCACTGTAATAATCTTTAACAGCTTCTTTGTCTTCATCCCGGGCACTTCTTAAGGCAGCGTTGTACTGTTCATAGGCTTTCTTTTGCTCTGAAAGTGATTTTTTGAAAGCTTCGGCATCGAAGGGGGTAGTTTTTCCTCTTCCACCGCCCGAACTATCTTCACTCCCAAACAACTCATCCAACTGTTCAGCTGTTTCTTTAGTTATCTGTTTTAACTGGTCTTTAAGGTCATTAAGATTATCTTGTTGTCCTTTCAATCTTTTTCGGGCAGCTTCAACAGCTTGCGGTGAACCCAAGCTTTCAAGCTTTTGAATTTCCGCTTCTGTCATTGAAATTAACCCTTTCTGAACTTGCTGTTGAGATAAATTTTCCTCTATCCTTATGCGTTCAGATTTCAGAATCATTTCTTCTTTTAACTTATCAATAACCCCCTGCCTTGCTTCTTCAATTTGATTGAGAAACTTCTTTTCATCCTGCAAGTTTTGAAGATTAGTCCCGTATTGAGAGTTGATCTCTTTGATAAGCCTTGCCCGCTTCTCACTCCCTGAATTGGTCTGCTTGAGTTGTTCAAATAGTGCTTCAGCAGATTGTTTTTCTTTTCCAAACTGCTCTGTGGCATCTTTCGTAATATCAACCACCTCTTCCTGTTCTTTTTTAAACATTGGAAGAATAGTTACAACAGCCGCAATACCAGCTGCCAATAACCCCCATGGATTTGCTTTTGCTGCTGTATTGAATGCCACTTGTGCCCGGGTAGCTGAATTAATACCCTTAGTCATTAATTGAAGAGAACGGATAGTCTGACCCAATGCCATGGCCTTTTGAGCCGCCCATGTAAGAACTAAAACCGCTTTATATGCCCCGTAAGTTGCAACAAGCACTTTCAGAACATCAATAACAGTTTCATAATTCTCTACAAGGGATTTCAGGCCATCAATTCCGGAATAAATGATACCTTCATTGTCCTGACCTATCTCATTGAGCATCCTATCCCACGCATCCCCTAAGTTGGATATTTGACCAGTTAATGAGCCAGACTGTTTTTCCATTAAATTAAAGAACTGGCCCCCTTCATCGGTCATATTCAAAATAGCCTGTCTTAGCTCTTCAAAGCCAATTTTACCCTGTTCGGCCATTTTGTAAATCTCTTTGTCAGTTGCTCCGACTACTTTTGCCAACTCTGAAATGATAGGAATACCACGTTCCGCGAATTGATTAAGCTCTTCAGCTTGCATTTTACCCTTTGCAGAAACTTTTCCGTAGGCTTGAATAAGGTCAGTAACGGGAACGGATGCACCAGCGGCTAAATCCCCCAATCTTCTCAGGCTATCCCCTACGCGGTCGGTAGGTTCTTTAAATGCGAGTAATCGTTTAGCCCCCTGCCCTAATTCCGTGAGTGAGAAAGGTGTTTTTGCTGCCAATTCTACGACTTCAGCCATTAATTTGTCAGCCTCGGCCTTGCTGCCTAACATGGTTTGCATAGCAATATCCAGCTGTTGAAATTCGCCCCGGACCTGAATAACCTGATCCAGAAAACCCTTTGCGGCGGTTATGGAGAAATACCCGGCCATGGCCGCACCGACACGCTTAAACGTAGAATCCATTTGAGCACCGTTGGCCTGAACGTCCTTTGTGAATTTGTTCATCCGGTTACGTGTCTCCCTCAACTCCCTTTTGAGTTGATCAGCGTCCAGTTGTGCTTCAAAGTATAGATTGGCCATTACTTAGAGTATTTTGCAAACAGGGCTTTCTCCTGTTCAAGTGAGTTTATTTTTATAGGCTCATCGCTTTTTTTCTTGCTATCGTAATCATACCAAGGTAGATCAGACAGCATCATTTGAAGGTTTACCCAGCTTATACCCCAGAGGACTTCTTTATAGGTGTATCCGAAGGTTTTTGCGGCTCCTGCGATTGTTCCCCAGATTGTTTTTCCTCCTCTTTGCTTGCTGTCAACAGATTCACCCCTCCGATCAATTGAGTAGTGAAAAAAAAATCCTGCACCGACATTTGCCGAACTACAAGGGTTGCGATTGTATTCAGTTCTTTAGCGGTTAACTTATATCGTAACCACCACGCAAATAAACCGGAGAATCCATTCCAAAATCTGGAATTTAATACCCCGCAGGCTACAACTTTCGATAAGGCAATCAGATTGCCCG